CGCCATGCGTGAAGTGCTGGCCGCGATCGGCAAGCGGGCGAAGCAGCCTGCACAGCCTGCCGCTCCTGCTGCTGGCGCCCAGCCCATCGCCCGGTCTGCTGACATCGGCCTGACCGACAAGGAAACCAGGCGATACAGCTTCCTGCGCGCCATCCGTGCGCAGCTGCTGCCGAACGACCGCAACGCCCAGGAGGCTGCAGCCTTCGAGCGTGAGGTGAGCCAGGCTGTCGAGAGCCAGCTGGGCACCACCGCCCGCGGCTACCTGGTGGCCAATGAGGTGCTGCACCGCGACCTCACCGTGGGCACTGCCTCGGCTGCTGGTGATCTGGTCTTCACCGATGCCCGGCCCGGCAGCTTCATCGAGCTGCTGCGGAACCGCCTGGCGCTGAGCACCTTGGGCGTGACGATGCTGTCTGGCCTGAATGGTCCGGTCGCTATCCCCCGCCAGACCGGCGCCGCTACCGCCTACTGGGTGGCTGAGAAGGGCGACCCCACCGAGTCCAATCCCACGGTGGATCAGGTCAACCTGACAGCCAAGACCCTCGGCGCCTACACCGAGTTCAGCCGCCGGCTCATCCTCCAGAGCTCCATCGACGTGGAGCAGATGGTCAGGACCGAGCTGGCCACCGTGATCGCGCTGGAGATCGACCGCGCTGCGCTCTACGGCACCGGCTCCAGCAGCCAGCCCGAGGGCCTGAAGTTCACCACCGGCATCAATACCGAGGACTTCGGCGCTGCCGCTCCCACCTACACGGAGCTGGTCAGCATGGAGACCAAGGTGAACGCCGACAACGCCGATATTGGCGCGATGTCCTACATCACCAACTCCACGGTCTACGGCGGGTTCAAGACCACGAGCAAGATCGGCAGCGAAGCCCAGTTCGTGCTGGAGCCTGGCGGCACCGTCAACGGCTACCCCGTGGTCCGCTCGAACCAGATCGCTTCCGGCGATGTGTTCTTCGGCGTCTGGAATCAGATGATCATGGGCATGTGGGGTGCGCTGGATCTGCAGGTGAACCCCTACGCGCTGGACAAGTCCGGCGGTGTGCGGGTCACGGCGCTGCAGGATGTGGACGTTGCCGTTCGCCATCCTGAGGCCTTCTGCAGGGGCAACAACACCCTGTGATCATGGAGCTCCTGATACTGCGCCAGACCTCCATCGCCGGCCGGCCCGCACGGGTCGGTGATGTGGTGGAGGTTGGCGACCGCGACGCCCGGCTGCTGATCGCCAGCGGCAAGGCGACACCGGCGCCAACGGTGCAGGATCCGGAGCCCACCCCCGCGCCGATGCGCACCCGCAAACCCCGCACCCGGAACCATGGCAGTACATGAGCTCACGCTGGAGAAGCTCCAGCACTTCACCCTTCTGGCCACGACCACCATCACCGGCACCGGTGATCAGACCGGCGTGGACCTGGCCGGCTATGAGGGCGACGTCCAGATCATCCTGAGCGGCACCGCTGCCGGCTCTGGCGCTGATCTGACGTTCCGCATCGAGGAGTCTGCCGACAACTCGACATTCACCGCAGCCACCGGCGGCGGGTTCACCGCGATCGGCAACGCTGCCGCGAAGCAGGTGATCACGCTGAACAGCAACGACCTGAAGCGGTACATCCGCCTCAGCTGCACCGCTGAAACCGGCACCGCCTCGAGCTCCGTCACCTGCTTCGGCTACGGCCTGAAGAAGTACGGGTGACCTGCTGATGGCGTGGACTGAGGATCCCACGGACTTCCTGCAGGACTTCGGCGTGACTGTCACGGCCGGAGCGGTGGAAGGTCTCGGGATCCTCGACACGCCTGGCGAGTATGTGGCCGACGGCCGCGTCATCACGACCGAGTATCTGCTGCGGGCCGAGGCGTCGAAGTTCGGCAGCCTGGCCTATGAGGACTCGATCACCGTGGCCGGCACGGCCTACACCGTGAGGGAGCAGCCGCTGCTGGTGGACGATGGCACGTTCTGCCTGGTGCTGCTGACGAAGGCGGTCGTCGCGCTGTCGCGGCTGCTGCTGGAGGATGGATCGTTCCTGCTGCTGGAAGACGGCGGCTATCTGCTGCTGGAGGCGTAATGGCTGATCAGAAACTCTCACAGCTGACAGCGGCGACGACACCGCTCACCGGGACGGAGACGCTGTATGCGGTGCAGTCTGCGGCGAGCCGGAAGACCACAGCGCAGGCGGTCGCCAACCTGGCCCCAGCCACAGACCTCAGCTATACAGCCGCTACGCGGACGCTGGCCAGCTCAACGGGCGCCGATGTGGTGCTGCCGCTGGCGACGAGCACTGATGCTGGCCTGCAGAGCGCGGCTGACAAGACGAAGCTCGACAGCATCACGGTGGACACTGCCACGGTGGTGCGGAAGTACGTCAGGAACACGAGCGGCGTACCGATCCCGAAGGGTGCCGCGGTCTACCAGACGGGCAGCAGCGGAACCACGCTGACCGTTGCGCTGGCTGATGCCTCGACTGAGGCCACCGCCGCGCAGACACTGGGCCTGGCGCAGGAGGCGATCGCCCACAACGCGAACGGCTACGTCGTGGCCGTGGGCCTGCTTGACGGGATCTCCACCGCGACGCTCACAGAGGGGCAGATCGTCTGGCTGAGCGAGACGGCAGGCGAAGGCACGACCACCAGGCCGACACAGCCGGCCCATGGTGTGGTGCTGGGCTATTGCGTCAAGCAGGGCAGCGGCACCAGCGGGATCCTTTACGTCAAGGTGGACAACGGCCTTGAGATTGAGGAGCTCCACGATGTGCTGATCAGTGGGGCGACCACTGGCCAGGTGCTGCGGCTTGCGTCCGATGGGCTCTGGAAGAATCACACGCTGAGCCCAGCCGATGTGGGCGGGCACGATGCTGTAACCCTGGCGGCCAGCGTTGCCGATGTGCTGGACCTCAGCGGGCAGGAGCTGCGGGCCGATGACCCGGGCGCGGATCGGATCCTGTTCTGGGACGACTCTGAGGGCAAGCTGCGCCACCTGTCACTGGCAGGCGGGCTGAGCATCTCGGGCACCACGCTGACGGTGCCGGTTGAGATCGGCCTGGCCTGCTCGGATGAGGACACGGCGCTCACCTTCGGCACGGCGAAGATCACGTTCAGGCTGCCGTATGCGATGACCCTGCAGGCGGTGCGGGCCAGTGTGACCACGGCGCCGACCGGCTCCACGCTGGTGGTCGATGTGAACGAGGGCGGCACGTCGGTACTGAGCACGAAGCTCTCGATCGACGCTACCGAGAAGACGAGCACCACGGCGGCGACCGCTGCGGTGATCTCTGACAGCGCCTTGGCTGATGACGCGGAGATCACGATCGACATCGACCAGATCGGCGGCACTGTGGCCGGGGCTGGCCTCAAGGTCTGGCTGATCGGGGTGAGGGCATGACCAGCTTCCTGATCAATCCGTATCGGTTCGGGGCGGCAGCCCCCCTCCTGCTGGATCTTTACCCCGGCGCTGCTGCCGCATACAGCCTGCGGCAACTTCGCACTGGCGTTACCAGTGTGGTTCGCGTGCGGCGCAGCAGCGACAACACTGAGGCAGATTTCACGGCAGCAGAAGTCACTGACGGAACCCTGACCGCATGGGTTGGCGCTGGCAATAACGGATTCGTGCGGACGTGGTACGACCAGAGCGGAAACAGTCGTGACGCAACCATGAGCGTGACAACGCAGCAGCCACAGATTGTCAGTGCCGGCGTCCTCAGCGTCGTCAACAGCAAGCCAGGCCTATTCTTCGACGGAACAAACGACTACCTATCCTTTTCCGAGATCAATCTTGACGCCGCTACGTTTAGCGCGGTGTCCCTGCGGACCTCATCAAACCAGTATCAAAGCATCTTTGCTGTTGGCAATCCGTCTCAATCTTACGGATCAATATCCCTTTCTATCAACAATGATTCAAGCTACGGGCCATTGATCGTACCCGTTAGAGCAAACAGCACAACTCACGCCAAAGGCGGTCTGCTTCGGCAAAACGCGCAGCGGCTGATTACTGGTACATGGGATGGCGTAAGCAACACGGCGCTGTCTTCCTTTGGTATCTGGGATAATGGAGCTGGCGTCTCTCTGTCTAGTTCTTCTGCTGTGGGCATTGATAGCTCGACCGAAAGCGGAATCGGGATTGCCTATTCGCTAGGAAGCCGGGTTAGCTATTGGGGTGGCGCGATCCAAGAGGTTGTCATTTGGCCAACTAGCTTGAGCGCTAGCCGCGCCGGCATCGACGCGAACATCAACGGCCACTTCGCCATCTTCTGACCCATGACCCGCCAGCTCTACCGCATCAGCGACGCCACCCTGCTGCCGTATCCCCGGCCGGATGATGAGCCCGTTGTCGGCCTCGACCGCAACACCTATCGAGTCGTGGAGGTGGTGCAACTGCCCGAGCCGCAGCACGATCCCGCAACCGAGAACCTTACCCCGACCGAGAACATCGACTGGCTGGCGAATGCACCCGATGACACCGGCAAGGACGGCATCCTGTACCGCTCTTGGTCCGTCTCGCCCATCGATCCGCCCACACCACCGGAGCCCGCAGCGGACTGGCTCGGCTGGGCCGGCTGGCTCTATGGGTTCGCTCCGATGGCGTCGGCCATGGCCGCAGCCCGTGCCAGCTCAGACCCGCAGGGTGAACCCGCCACCACCGGCCTGCCGGCTGCGATGGATGAGGCCCGGCTGCGGCAGAACTACACACCCTTCGCCCTCAGCTGGGCGCAGTTCCTCGCCGCCTCTGCGCTGGCCCCTGCGGACCTGGCCGCGATCATCGCCCGCGCCACGGCCTGCCATCTGCCGGCGCCGTTCATCGCTGCCCTGTCCCCCGCTACCGCACCATGAGCAGCCGGCGAGAGCAGATCCTGGCGCACATCGCCACCACCCTGGGCAGCACCGCTGGGATCTCCACGGTGTACCGCTCGAGGATGGAGGCCTTCAGCCGTGACGAGGCGCCGGCCATGGTGGTGGAGCCGATCGGTGACAACGGCCGCCAGTATTCCACCTGCAAGCTGGACTGGACGCTACAGGTAGCGGTGGTCGTTCACACGCGCGGCGCGGTGAGTGACACGCTGGCGGATCCGATCATCGTCTCCGCGCACAGCCTGCTCATGGCGGATCGCACGCTGGGCGGGCTGGCAATCGACATCATGCCGACGGCCACCGACTGGCAGCGCGACAAGGCGGATCTCGCGTCCCTCTGGATGGTGAACTCCTATGAGGTGCGCTACCGCTCGGCAGCGGCTGACCTCGAAGCGGCCTGACCCTACAATGATCTGAGCACCTGCTGACCCTATGGCCCGCTGTGAGATCAAGCCCCCGGCACCTCCGGCACCACCGGCCGAGGGCGGCACCTATGTCGTGGAGGGCGGTGCGTTGAAATGCACCCAGCGCACGGCGCAACCTGGTGAGCCACCGGCCACGGCCGACCCCGACCCCACCCCCGAGGATTGACCCATGGCCCTGTGGCGTAACCGGCTGGCGCTCGTCAAGAGCGAGGACACCTACGGCACCAGCTCCAGCCCTGCCGCGTCTGACGCCCTGCTCTTCACCGAGCTGGATGTCGAGCCGCTGGCGATGGAGCTGATCGAGCGCGAGACGATCCAGGCGTACATGGGCAACCGGCCCAGCGTGGTGGGTCAGCGGTCGGTGCCGGTGAAGGCGACGGTAGAGGCGGCCGGCAGTGGGACCGCTGGCACCGCCCCGCGCTACGGCCCGCTGCTCAAGGCGGCCGGTCTGAGTGAGACCGTATCTGCTAGCACCAGCGTGACCTATGCGCCGGTGTCGGATGGGTTCAGCAGCTACACGATGGACTTCTATGCCGACAACGGCAGCCGGCAGGCGATCACCGGGATTCGCGGTGGCGCGGAGCTGAGCATGGCGGTGGGCGAGATCCCGACGATCGCGTTCGATCAGATGGGGATCTTCGCTGCACCCGGTGCGCTGAGCCGGCCGACGGAGACCTACTCGGCGCAGGCCAGCCCTGTCGCGGTGAACGCCGACAACACCACCTCCGTGAGCGTGCACGGGTTCTCTGCCTGCATGACCTCGTTCTCCCTGAACCTGGGCGTGGAAATGACCTTCGAGCAGAAGGCCGGCTGCACCAAACAGGTGCGGATCACGGACCGGAAGCCGACGGGCTCAATCACGATCGAGCTGCCCGGTATCGCGACGAAGGACTTCATCGCCATTGCCTCGGCGCAGACTGCGGGCGCGCTGAGCTGGGTGCATGGCGGCACGGCCGGCAACATCCTCACGTTCTCCGCCAGCTCGGTCGCGTTCGACTCGCCCACCTTCGAGGATGGCGACAGCGTGACCCACATCACCCTGCCGTTCCGCATCCTGGGGAATACAACCTGGACCCTCGCGTACACCTGATCCTGCATGGCCTTCATCCTTGAGCAGTCGCCTACCTTCTCCTGGCCGATCACGATCCGCGAGGTGACGGACGGCGGGCGCCATCGCACGCACCAGTTCGAGGCGGTCTACCGGCGACTGCCGGCCAGCCGGATGGAGGAGGTGCAGCTGGCGTACCAGCGCATCAAGGCCGCGGCGGCACGGGACCAGGTGGTAGACGCCATCCCGACCCGAGAGATCGCGGCTGAGATCCTGGCCGGCTGGCGTGGCATCACCGATGCTGAGGGCGCCGAGGTGGAATACAGCTCAGCCAGCAAGGCGCAGCTGTTGGAGGTGGCGACCGTGGCTGATGTGCTGGTGGCCACGTTCTTCGAGGCGCACGACAAGGCGCGGGCAAAAAACTGATCGGGGCTGTCGATCACCTCTTCCGGGGGAAAGGATCGACGGCCCAGCTGGAGCAGGACGCGGCAGCCTACGGGATCATCC